TGGACGCATCATTTCAAGGTGTGTTAAAGACATTAAGCCCTGAGATAGTTTCTCTTGATGTTCTGGGTGGGATTCAAACTTTTCAATCAAACCATCACAGAAATCATCGGTCACTACATTGTCATACTTTCTAATATAGTTATCCATTAACTTTCAGATTCTTCCTCTACTTCATCTTCAAGAAGCACATCTGTTTGACCATACTTAAACTCTTTACTAGCTGCAGCGTCAAGTTGTTGCATCACATCTTCTGTAAAGTATTTTTTTGGATTGTTATTAATCGTTTTGGCAAACTGTGTAGTACCATCAGGAAGTTCTATGCGAGTTGATATTTGTTTAAATATATCATACTTGATAGCTAGTTCCAATAGTCCGTAGTATCTATCAAGTCCTTTTTCATATGACAGACGAACATCAACCATTTTGTTCTCAATGGTCAATCGTGACTTATGGTTCTTACAATGAACAATATTACCAACAACTTCTGTACCGTCCTTATCTTTCTTCTTAGATAGGAATATAATAGATGAAGCTGCGTATTTCAGTCCAGAACCACCACCCATTTCTTTCGTGGCGAATAATCCCATTGAATCATAAGTGTGGTTAGTAACAACCATAGGTACTTTTGCACGACCAAGTTTCAAAGTCAATACTCTAAATGCAGCTTTAAGAACTTGAGCCCTTGTCATATCTCGTGTTTCTTTACCATCAGAAGTATCTTCTACTTCTTTGGTAGTAGATAACATACCCAATGAATCAAGTGCCATCATAATTGGACGCCTATCAGATTCTTTCTTTGCGAGATATGAATCTAATATTTTAAGTGCTTGTGTTCTAAATTCTTGTACTGTTGTGACAGGAATGATAACCATTCTTTTAGGGTCAATTCCACGATCAACTACCATTGATTTTGTAATCGCACTTTCTGATTCAAAGTACAAAACACCCGCCTCAGGATTTTCATCGAGAAACGCTTTGACCATACCCATTACAAAGAAAGTCTTACCTGTGGCACTTTCACCAGCAATCGCTGTTATCTTATTAGCTGGTAATCCACCATTGATACTACCGGATAATAACGCATTGAAAATGTAACTTCCAGTGTCAATAAACGAATCACAATCTCCTGCTTCTACACCATCAGAAACTAGTGATGCGTATTCATTACCTGTTTGTTTAATAATATCCTTTAAAAAATCACTCATATTTAAATGTCTCCTTCTTTTCTACTTGCAGATCGTAAAGCATCAAATCCTTCGGGGTAGCGATCAGATAACTTTTCGATGTTAATGTCTAGTATTTCTTCAAACGAGGTGTCAAGTGCCATACAGGCCTGAGCCATATACCAACAAATATCTCCTAGTTCTTTCTTGAGATGCAACTTGGTGTAATCATCATATTCAGCACCTTGAAAGACTACCTTCTTGATAATATCATTCAGCTCTCCTACTTCACCAGAAAGTCCTATTCCGGCAGTAAGTAGTCGTGATACCTTTGCACCTTGTTCTTCCATTATACCAATTGTGTCAATTAGACTTTTAGTCGATTGAGTAGATTCACTACTCACCGCATCAACAAAACTAACATATTCTTCAAACTTACTAACTGTAAGGTCATCATCCATTATATTCTCCTATTTAATTGCAATTGCACCAACGAACATATGATTTCTCCAGAAGGGTTGAACCTCTTGAAATCCTGCCATTAGTAACATTTCTTGTATCTCTGCCCATGTATTTGGTTTCATCATTGAACGCAAAGTAACTTCTTTATTCATAATATCATCTGTAGTAAATGATTTTCTTTTGTGGTCATAATAATTAAATGTCAACATATCTTGATGTCTTGCTGATTCGCAGATTGTCTTTTCTGCAAAAATATATGCACCACCATCATTAAGACCTTCCCAAATGGAGTCAATAACATTCTGTCTATCCTTCTTGGGCATAAACTGTAAAGTAAAGATAGATGTTACTAGTGATGCGTTTTTAATTATTGTGTTGCGAATGTCCTGCTGATGAAAGTATACCTTTGTTTTACTACTTTCACCCACACCTAACAATTGTCTGACAGTCTTATTTATTTCTGCGTGACGCAGTTTAAGTTCTTCTTGAAACCCATCAGCAATCTCAATACCATACCATTTTGCATTAGTACAATGGTCAAAATTAGCTTCAACCAATCTCTGTGTCATTTTGCCAGTAGAACACCCAATATCATAAACATTAGTATCGTTCTCAACAAAATGTCGTGATAGTGACACCACATCATCAAGCAAGTAACTGTAACCACGAATTGATTTGTCAATATGTTCATCGAAACCTTCTTCTCTGTGTGCAAATGTAAAATCAACCATTATATTTCTCCAATACTTTCTCATAAACAGATGTTGCAATTTTTTCCATCATAATCGGGGGAACCATTCTTCCTATCCTCTCAGATTTCTGATTCCACTTACCTGTAAGCTTGAAATCATCTGGTAGTGATTGTATTCTTTTTAGTTCACCTAGTGTCAGCTTGCGTGGTTCAATCCAATGAAATGCACCAGCAGTTGTATCAGCACTACCCATTGCAGTTAAAGTTGGTGCTGGCGCATATTGCGACACACGTTTTAGATTGAAGTGGTGTCCTTTAGGGTGATAATCACCGCCAGTAAGAACCTTTTCGGGGTCAATTGGCATAATACTTCCTGTTTGTTTCCAGTATGCAGTATTAGTAAACTTCTCGGTTAGATATTTTACTTCTTCTTTATCATATTCTAAATCAATCATTACATCTTTTACTGGAATAGTCTCACGACTTGGTTCTGGAAATATGCTTGATAGGGTCATAAAGTTCAATCCTACAGCTTCAGCAACATCCTCACGAACCGCAATAAAGATAACCCTTGTTCTGGTTTGTGATACTCCATAATACCTACTATCTAGAACTTGGGCACAGACATCATACCCAATACTCTCAAAGGTTTTTAGAATCTTGTTATACATCTGACGAGCTTCACCGATAGTCAATCCTTTTACATTCTCTGCAATAATTACTTTAGGTTTGATTTCTTCTGCAATACGCAGAAACTCAAAAAACAAGTCTTCGATGTTTTCTACAGTCTTACCATCAGAATAATTCTTAGTCTGATTCCACCCATCACTATGTTTTCCACTGACCTTTTCAAGAGTGACATTTCCAAAAAGGTCGACTCGTTCTTCTTCGAGTGAATTGTGTGATAACTTACCCGCCACAGAGAATGCAGAACATGGTGGACTTCCATCTAGGATATCAATCTCACCTACACCGACACCTGCCGCATCTAAAAAGTCTTGGCCAGTGAGTGCTTTAATGTCTCCAGATAAAATTGGTGTGTCTGGATAGTTTTCTTTGTAAGTATTTACAGCTTCTTCAACGAACTCATTGACGCAAAGAACTTTACCACCCGCAAGACGGTAGCCTGTGGAACTGCCACCACCTCCTGCAAAGGTGGAGATAACTTTAAATTTTTCTTGTGCAGACGCATCATATACGTCTTTTAAATTATATGGTTTATATTTCATTATTTCATAAATCCTTCTAGTGTTGATGTATTATTTAGCATGCTCCAATCACGACAAATATCCATCACCCTTGTCCTATTTTTAAAATTGATTTCTTTATTATCAATTAATTTATCGAACAAGTCTATTATACCAGAATCTATCTGTAAGTTCAAGTGTTTTTTCACATTTCCTATCAATTTAAATTCATCAAACGCATTTCTTACATGGTGCTTTTGAAGGGGCTTATTCAGTTCGTCCCAACTCTTACTATAAAAGAATTGTTTAACTGAATCGTCAAGGTATGGTGTAATAAATATTTTTCTATGGGCATCAGATACTTTTTTGTGCCAGATATAATTTGCACACTTATCAGGCTTAAAGTAATTATCCCTAAACTCATCAAATAATTCTTGTGTGTGTTTGTAATTAATTTGAGCTTTTTTACTAATTCCATAGTATCCATCTGCAGCCCAACCTGAAATAACATATTTCTGTGATATTTGAGGATAAACATACAAAAAGGCGTAAGTACATTCTACACTTGTTTTAGATTTGCAACCAAGCTCGATTAGTCTGTGAAAGTCTTTAACTAGATTATTAGTTGGAATTATAATTTCAGTAAATTTCCAATCAAATTGTTTTGCAATTTCTTTGGCCTTTTCAAAATCGTAAGAGGTGTGAGTATCCAAACGAAAACTATATGCATGATTTTTTTTACCTAAGTTAGCAGCTGCAAAGGCTACTGATATAGAATCAACACCGCCAGATAATAGTACAGCAACTTCTTCATCTGGCACGTTGTTTTCAATATGATTTTCTAAAAGTTTTTTAATCATTTTTTAGATTTAAGAAGTTTTCCATTTACATCTACTAAAACATAAGTGCTGTTTGTTCCCTCTGTTTCATCTACATACGAGTTTAAAAATCCATTAAAATTTACTTTTTTATTTTTAATTTTTTCTTTTAAATCTGTGACATTCAAATCATAGGTTTTTGAATCAGCAACTGCTTTTGCTTCTATTGCATCAACAAGAGATTTTTTTAATTTTTTTCTTTTTTTAATACAGTTTTCTTTTTTATTTGGGGGAACTGGTATAACAAATGTGATGTCAACAGGCAAATGTGAATATTTTGGATTTGCATGAAAAATAAACCACATAGCATCTTTACCAACAGTATGGGTTAAAAGATAACCAACTTTTCCAGTATCAGCATTATATCCACCATAAGCTATACCAAGAGATTCTGCCGCAAGATTCATAATATCTATATTATAAGTTTGTAATTTTGCATTTTTTGGAAATGATGATCTTATATTAACAAGCATTTTTTTTCTGTCTTCGTCACTAACAGTCTGACATGGCATACCCTCAACAAAAGAAGTAGTGTATTCATCAATTTCATGCTTAATTGTAGCATCTGTTACAAATCCATCTTTATTTTTAGATAACCAATTATTTCTTAGAGATAATTTTATTTCTTCTGTAATAGCAACTTGTGACATTGAAGATGCAGCAGTATGATGTTCTTCTTCATTATTAGACATACCTCTATATTTGTGTTTATCATAGTCTGAGTCAAATGATAACAAATCAAGAGGAAATGTTCTAACATTTAATGATGCTAAAACTGTATCCCTATTCCAACCAGCAGTTCCATCATACACACCATTTACTTTATCCACATCAGCTGATAAAGGCCTATATTTATGATCAAAATTTTTATAGATAAAGGAAGGTTTAAGCTTATCTACATTACCAACACTCTGGTTTGATGTTCTTGGATTTTTTTTTGGATTAAAGTAAACATCATCATTAGTTGCTAATATAGTACCTTCATAATTAACTCCCTCAAATTTGTCATAAAATTCATGTGGGTCACATAATCTATCATTTTTTTCTTTATCATAATGTAGTTTAAAAGTCATAATTTATTTTCTTGTTATTTTGATTGTTGTTTATATTATACCAAGTTGTTGTTGGATTGTCAAGAGTTATTCTGAAATAATTTGAAGTTTTTCAAAAGTTCTATCACAGGATTCATTGTATAATTGTACTGCCCTTTGGGGTAAATGTCAAGACTTTATTTGATCGTTATATGTTTCACCAAGAGTTTGAGTTTTTGGTACTATGGGAAACTCTTTGTCTAAAGTTTCAAGATGATCTCTTGCAACTGCAAGATTAATTATTTCCCTATGAACAGCATCTACTACATTACTACTCATACCGACAGGAGCATTGCCATCTTTATAAAGTTCAATATTGGTTTTACTAACAGCTATTTCGTATTCGTATTTTTTTCTTAGTACATCAATTATCATTCGCTTCATTTTTTTTCCTTAATTAAATAGTATTTGTATCTTTGTCGTTTTTATCGTATCGGTCAATCCAATCAGACAAAACAAACTTCCTATTGGGATTTATATTAACTTTAAATCTAGTCAATAACTCCCTATTAATAAGAAAGGTACTTTTAGAATCTTTTGTTGTCAATCCTATTGGAACTTCCTTATATAATTTATTGTTGAAAGTAATATTAACAAAGACAATTGGTCTTTCATCAATTTTATCAACATGTTCTGGGTAAGACATACCTTGTAATTTACTTGTAAACTTCTTGCCGTCTTTTTCCCATCTAACACTTTTACCAGAAACATCAATTTTGTCTACAACAAACATAGACGCATTAGTTCCATTTCCTGTATCAAATTTTCCTCTAATTGGGCCGTACCCATGAACATCAATTCTTTCAGCGTAACCAGATTCTTTTATAAATGAGTGTCTTCTGTGGTTATCTTGGGTAATATAATCAAACAAACTTTTCATTATGTTTTCTGATTTAACCTTACCAATATAGGTTTCATCTCTTTTAGTTATATCATAAAGTCCAAAGTTTGAACCGAGGCCGGGGCTACCATTACATTCTAGGACATAAATTTGACCATCAACTATCGCATGATCTACACCTACCATGTAAGCACCAACAGAACGAGCTGCGTTTAAAACTATCTTATGTTCTTCTTTTGATAGTTTGTAACCTTCAGTGGTTGCACCTCTGTGTCTATTAGAACGAAAGTCTTCCTTTGATTGAGTTCTTTTGGTTGATGCCAAAACTTTACCATCAATTACTATTGTACGAACATCAAAATCAAATTTTAAGAATTCTTGAAGCAAAAGTGATGCGCCAAACTTCCAAAGTGATTGTGCAACAGAAACCATACTTTTTTCAGATTCAACAATTGAAACACCAATACCCTGTGTTCCTGTAATTGTTTTCATAATCGCAGGAAAATTACCACCTAGTCTTTCGTGTGCGGCAAGCAATCCCTTTTCATTTGAAATAAGAGCAGTTCTTGGTGTTGGAATATTATCTCTTTCAAAAGAAATATATGCAGACATTTTGTTATCACAAGTCAACATACTATCTCTAGTGTTTATCATAAATGCACCGGCATTTTGGAATGTAGATAATATTGCTAATCCGGTTTCGTCTTTTAGAGCTCCTGCACGAACAAAACAAATGGTTTTTGAAAGTTCAAGTTTAGCTTCGGTATCTTCACCATCAATGTTTGATATGTGCAAAGTACCTTTATCTAAGTCATTTTTTGAAACCCAAGCATCTTCAATGTTAATAATATGACAAGTAATGTTTCTTTTTGCACATTCTTTGTCAATCATATTACTAACATTAGTTTTGTTGTCAGCATCAACCTTTGTTAGAACAACAACTTGAATTTCACTTCTTGTTACTTGTTCTGTAATAAATGTCTTAAATTGTTCCAAGTTAACTCTCTCTCTTTTTGCCTATATTGTATTTAGTTTCAAGAGTCCATTCATCTTTTTCTTTGAATGAAATAATTTTAATTTGACTAAGAGGAGCAATAGGTTCTAAATCTCCCTTAATGTCTACCAATCCCCAATCCCCCAATAACTTTGAGATTGTGTTACGCCTTGCAATATCATTTTCTGATAAATTAGTTTGTTTGCCGTCCAATGCAAACAATTCTTTAAAGTGTACAATAAAGTATTTACCTTGTTTGTGTAGGATATGACAGGATTGATATAGTATTTTTTCTTTTCTTGAAGCAACGCCAATACGAGATAGAGTCTCTCGTACTTTTAAAAAATCGTCTGGTTCTTTCAGTACGACTTCAAGCATATGCTCCTGTTTCCAGTTAATGCTTTCCATTTCTTCCACCTTTATTCAAACTATCTTTGATAGCCTTTATCTGTTCATCATTAAGTATTTTAAGAGCAGACTTTGCCTTTTCATTATTATAACCATAATACTCTTTAACATACTCTAGATCGTCTATTTTACTCGCCTTCAGCCAAGGAGTAAATCTTTTCCTTGCTCTTAGACTATTTAGAAGAAAATCAAATTGAAGTTTATGGTCAAGGTGGCAGTTAACATTCATTTCATTAACAAGATGAATGGTGTCTAGAAATGGAGCCAGACATTTATTTACAATGTATGGGGGATATTTCTTTTCCCACATTTCATCTTCTGAATCCATCAGAGGTGTTTTATCTGTATTGATTTCTTTGAGGTAATCTTTTAAATCGTATGTCATTTTTTACCTCCAAATCTTGCGCTTAATAATTCATTTGCTGATGCAGACCATGTTTCTGTAAATGATGGTGTAAATGCAAATTCTCTTTCTGGCAAGTAAAAGTAATTGCCTGCAATGACTATTCGTTCTTCGTCAATAGTGCTTTTAGGAACACTATGAGTAGTATCTGATGTAAAAACTATCAGCTGCCCATCTTTAGGGTGTATACAAAAAGGTTTATTTTTAGAGTTTTTTTTCTTTTTGTCGTATTCAAACGCATTATCAAAAACTAATGGACTACTTCCTTTCGGTGTTTTTACACAATAGACAAAGCTCAGTGAACAGGGCAAATGAAAGTGTGGTATAGCATGTTCACCTTTACGATAAACAGCACCCCAGCAATCTAGCAATACATGTTTAAAGGGTTTCGTATCTTCATTTATTATTTCTGTGATTACATCAGTTAGCTTTACTATTAATTCATTTTCCTTATGAAACGACCAAGAAGTCATATCACATTTCAGATTTGTTTTATGATCTTGTAAATCGCCAGATGATTTAATCAGTTCTGCTATCTTGTCGTTTGGCACATTTTTTAAATTGTAAGTATCTAAAGAAGTTATTTCCCTAGTTGAAAGCTTAGTTCTAATCATTTAAACTTAACCTGACCCATCAACTCTGTCATGCAAGCAAGTAGATTGATTTCTTGGTCAGCAACAAAAGCAGCCTTGTATTGATAGTCAGCAATGATAACAACCGCATGAGGAATAGTACTAGCATCTAAGTGGTCATATAGACTATCGTAGATACTTCTATAAACACGCACAGCATCATTGTCTAAGCTCTGAACAATCCACTCACGAACCTTTGTAAACTCTTTGTTTTTAAGAGATGTCATCAGTTCATTAATATTTGATTCAGATAGATTTACCAGAACACCAGCATCAATCTTACCAGATACAGAGTATCGTTGTAGTTCATTCAACACTCTACGCCAGTCGGGGAAGAACTTGTTCATAAGTTCTGCAACAGGTTTAGGTTCAAACTCTACCTTTTCTTGAGTCAGAATTTCTTGCACTCTTGCAAAGAAATTGTTTGCAAGTTTAGGTTTCTGTTCGTTAGGAAGAAGAAATTCAATAACACTACAACGAGAATGTAGTGGTGGTATTAATCTGTTCTTGTAGTTACAAGTAAGAATGAATCCACAGTTCTTGTGAAATTCTTCCATGAAACCACGCAAAGCGGGTTGAGTAGATTGTGAATTTAGATAGTCTGCCTCATCTATAATGAGATACTTTCTTCCACCTTCAAGAGATACAGTAGAAGCAAAGTTCTTGATTTTTGTTCTCAGGACATCAATACCAGATTCTTCTGAACCGTTAATCATCATATAGGTCGCACCAATTTCTTCAAGCATTGCCTTTGCGACAGTAGTTTTACCTACGCCCGGCCCGCCTGATAATATTAGATTTGGTATATGTTTATCTTTAACAAACTCAGAAAATGTAGACTTTAATTCATCTGGTAAAACGCAATCACTTATTCTAGCTGGGCGGTATTTCTCCACCCATAAATATGTTTCCATTATGTAATATCCCTAACTTATGCTTTGTAAGTTGATTCGGGTTCAAGTGCAATCCAATATTCAACATCAGTATTGTTATTTTTGTAGTGACTAATATTCTTAGCTGAGATTTCTACATCATAAGTACCATCAAGAAGTTTCATGTTTTCTACTTTAAAGTAGAAGTTAAACTCTCCTTCACTGTCAGTATCAATATCAAGTGAATAGTTATTCGCAGTATCATTCTTCTTATCTTTTACAGTAAGAGATGAAACAGAACTATCTTTTTCCAAAACCATGTCAGGTGCGCCAATGGCTGCAGCTGCACGCTTTAGTTTAGACAAGTCATCATTGCTCATAGTAAACTTGACTTCATTAGAAGGCATAGTAATCATTTTAGTTGGAGTTGTAACAACAGAAGGGTCAGAATAAAAATACTTCATTTTAGTTGAAGGTTTAGTTTCTTCACTAATCATAACATAGCTGTCATCAAAATCTAAGATAGGACTTGAAAATAAAGACAGAGCGCCTAGAAATTCATTTAAGTCATAAATCGCGATTTGTTGGGGAAAGGTTTCTTCCACTTCAGCCTTGGCAATAATATTCTTCATTGCAGACATTGTTGTAATTGTATTTCCTTCCTTAATCACTAAATTTTGATTAATGGTTGAAAAGTTCTTCAACACAGAAGTTGTATGGTTACTTAATTTCATTATTTAAATTCTCCTAGAATTTTCACGTTTAATGTAAGATACATTATAACACAAAGAAGTCTTTGTGTCAATATAAAAAGTTGATAAATCATTTAGGTAGATCGCCCATGATTTTACGAACTGATTTTTTTCTTTGGTCACTAACATTGCATTCCATATCATTGACATGTAGGGCGATAATTCCATAATGAATTACCTTCAATAAATCTGCTCTGTTCTTACCGTTCTTTTTTCCATAGCGTTGTGCATACTTGAGTATGTTGCCGATACAGAAACCTTCACCATGACCACCATCAATGATGAATTCTGTAGCTTGGAACTTATCCTTACTATAGTGTGCATCATAAGTAGAGTCAATGTACTGTTTCAGTTCATCTAAAACAGCAAGTTCATTATATTTGTAATCAATCATTTAATAACCTTCTTCTTTTTATCTACATTAAGATTAGCAGATAAAGTTCTGCGTTCGCCTTCTCCAAAAAATGGATTGACAGAATGTCTTAACCATGATGGAAATATCAACATAGTTCCAACTTCTGGTTTGACATATTCTTCTGTCACTGGCCGTAACATATTTGCATCACGCATACCATGAGCACCCCAACAGAAATATGTAAATCCATCGAAACAACCACTTGCACCATTTAATCCTTTACAAAAATAATCTTCAGCGGGATTGGGGAGTGCTGCAATTTGTTCTGGTACTTTTAGATATAGAATACAAGATAGTCCTATTTCTGTTTCAGTGCCATGATCGTGTAAAGGGTTGTAATCTCCCGCATAACTATGGACTGTCCACATACTACTTATTCTTGTTTTGTATTCTTCATCATCTTTTAGTTTTGTCCAATGACTATTACCATCCAAAGCATTTTGTAAATACGCATTACCCAGATTTTCAATTAAACCACCTAACATCTGACCAACACTTTCATCTTTATGGTCAAACTCTAATTGTTTTGATTTATCGGTGCGATTGATTTGTCCAACTAAAGAATTAGATAAATCTTTATCATTAGGAATTAATGTATCATCAACAAAACCATTGATGTCACCAATTACATTTTCTGGAAGTTCAACCTTCATCATATGAAAAGCATTTCGTGGTCGCATTACAATTTGCATGGAAGCAGGATTTGACGCAGATGTGCCAACAGCTGGTTTTGCATGAGGATTAAACATGTTATCTTTTGGAAGTTTGTCTAGTGTGCCATCTTTTTCGTGTTGTTCAAATACATCGCGATGTCGTTGAGCAAAGTTTTTTCTATATCGTTTGGTTTTGGCTTGAAACAAGATTTCGTCTTCATCACACATATCTGGAAATGCATTTTTTACATTTTTAATATCATTTTCAGTTGGTTCAATAGTTTCCCATTCTTCTGGAGAGCAGGGAGGTATCTCATATTTTCTATCTTTTGATGGTTCTGCGACTACACCGTCTTTTAATTCGCCAGTTTCTAAGTCATGAACTTTTAGTCCCATAATATAATTCTCTTTTTTAAATGTTGTTACTACTATAGTAACACAAGAATGGGGCTGTTGTCAACCCCATTCTTGATTTTTTTACTTTATCTTAATAAGTCTTGGTTTCTTTTCCTCTGGAACAATTTGTTCCAAAGTAACTGTCAAAAGACCATTTTCTATTAGAGCTTCATTCACCACAATATCATCAGCAAGTGTAAACTTACGATTAAACTTTCTGTAAGATATGCCATGATGAAGTAACCCATCTGTAACTTCCGAATTTGCTTCAGTTTCTTTTACAGAACGAATAGTAAGTATTCCATCAGCGATTTCAACTTCGACATCATCTTTACCGAAACCGGCGATTGCCATTTCGATAACATGAGTAAAGTCATCTGTTTTACGAATGTTATAGGGTGGATATCCTGTAGACTTTTGTTGGGTATACTCGTTGCTGTTTAGACGATTGAGTTGCCTTTCAAAACCTACGGCATATGGATTGAGTTGATTGATACTCTCAAGTAGACTCATAGTAATATTTTTGCTTGTAGTAACCATAATAGTTATCTCCTTTTTAATTTAAGCAAGATTTATGTGTGTGACCCTTGCGGCATCACAACTATATTTATAACGATTGTAACATTACATTACAACCGAATAAACATTTTTTT